TCATAATGCTTTTAAGATATTGCTGAACTTTTCGGCAGTCTCTTTTTTCTTGTCCTTGGCAAGGTGGCTATATGTATCTAAGGTTGTTGTTATTTTAGAGTGTCCTAACCGCTCTTGTATCTCTTTTGGGTTCACATCGTTGTTCATTAACAAGCTGGCATGAGTATGGCGGAAACCATGCAGACCAATATTTGGAAGTCTTGCTGATTTCAAGTGAGAAGAAAGACGAAACCTCTCACTTTCATAAATCAATCTTTGACCGTCATAAGAGAATACTACACTATCAGACAAACCTATAACTTTATTATGGTTATTTTGGTATTTACGCCAATTGGCTAAAATTTGTAAAGTGGCATTATCAAGCGAAATAATTCTATTACTTCCTTTAGTTTTGGGACTATCTTGCACTTCTCTGCTCTGTAAAGTTGTCTTTGTTACATTAACAAGTTTTTCGGAGAAGTCAATATCAGACCAATTCAAAGCCAAGGCCTCACCAATACGTAAACCAGTAGCCAATAATAGACGATATAAGGCATTATGTAGCTGGTTCTCTATACTTGGCTCTAACGATTCAAGATATTCTAAGAACATTTTCAGCTCTTTATCATCAAAATACTTAATCTTACTTACAGTTCTTACCTTTAATTTAGGAGGAAAAACTTTAGTAGCTGGGTTGCTCTTTATTGCTCCTAGTTGCATGCCATAATCAAGAATACGTTTGATGATATTGAGCATTATCTTAAAATTTTTACCTTTACCTTTTTCACGCTTACCATTAACTATTTCAGCCGTATTAGCATTTTTAGACCAATCGTTAACAATACTTTGTAATAACATCGGAGTTATTTTTGGTAAAACGTATGTCCCAAGAGCTGGTAAAATGTATACTTTTAGATAATTTTTCACTGAACGTACACTATTTGCTTTAACTGTCAGCTTATAACTTTCAAACCAATTCAAAGCCAAAGCCTCAAAGTTATCAAAAACGACTTTTTCCCTTGCAATTGTAGACCCATTATTGATAAAATTATTTATAGCTTGGCGTGCTTTAATCTCACACATTTTCCTACTATTGACACTTACACTTGTTCGTACTTGCTTACCAGTCAGACTATCTACGCCCAAATAAACGTTAGTTCGGTACACCTTTGTACCGTCTTTTTTTATATATTCTTTAATATTCATATTTTCTTCCTTTCCATTTTTGTACTAATGTCAGGCAAGGCATGTACAAGGATTGAGAAATATTTTTATTAGAGCTTATACGATTAATTAGTTAACTGGTTTATTAGTTTATAGAGTTATGAAATTCTCAACTGATATAGTATTATTTACGGTATCAAAGGTAACAAAGTATTATAAAGCTATATAAATAAAGGGTTTATAGTGATACCATTCTCTAAAAGAAGAGTAATTATAAAGTATCAACGGTAACAACTATATAAGAGATGAGATATAGAAAATGATAGATAAACAGCTCCATAGAGCCTTTTGTTTGGTATAACTACTGACAGAATGGCATTCAGCTTTTAACGTGGTTCAGGTTTGCACGTATTGGGGTTAAGTAAAAAAGATTCAATAATTTACTTATGGAATTTGTGGAAAAAGGGGAATTTGTTATAAACGACTATTATTTTAATGAGTCCGCAAGCGTTAGAGTTTTTCTATCAACTACTCTTATATCTTCATTTTCTAGCCGTACAATATAGCAATTGGTCAAACTCGTTGATTCATCGCCAGTAACAATTGTGGCAGTCTGTCCGTCTGATAGTTTGATAACGTCGTCTTTTTTCATGGTGTAAATTCTTTCTAATTTTATAGTGGATATAAGCCACTTTGATTATATTGAGGAGTTTGAAATACTCCGTCACGGATGATATGAATTAAAAAATATATTCATACCTTTTATTTTCACAGATATGAACTTTCGTAAATTTCCGATAGTTGAGGTAAAGTAAAAAGTTTCTTGTCATATTATATTGGGGCTAGAGTCGTAAAATGCGACCTCAGGTAGTTGCATATAAAACTTGTAACAATCATGTCTCTATTTATTAATTTGAAACCGAATACAAAAAGGTGTAGAATAAAAATATAATGATTTTGAGATGTCATTACTTTCAAGTATTAAGCTACTCTTTCGAGTGGCTTTTTAATGTACAAATTATAGAATATGTTGTATAATAAATTTATTCCAAAAATATACTTTTTCATAAAGTTTATTCTAAGCGTCCTATTTCAAACTAGGGCGCTTTTTTTATTTTCCGAATTAAACCATTATCGAGTGAATTGTGATAATGTATCCGACAATTATGACTGTGCTTAGGGAGGAACGAATCGTTACTACCTAGCAAGTCGCGAATCACGACCCCTTAATAACAACAACGAAATTTTAGTTTTTGCCACTTGTGGCAGAAAGCTATATTGACATCACGTAGGGTATGAACAACATACAAAATTTACATACTGTCAGTATCATACTGAACAACCGTACCTGAAAGTACACTTGCTAATTGTTGGCAAATGTAAGCATTAAATTGACTTGGTACGTCATTGTATTTTTTATGATTTAAAAAAGAAAGTACTCTATGGCGGTATAGATTAGATATAGCACAACTACAAACAACAATAATACTCCAACCGTAGAGATATGTTTTTTATTTTTCATAAATTACTCCTACCAGTTTTTAGTGACTGGAAACACATAGATTTACAAGTTATACATGGCTCATGTCATAAACCATATCAAAACTGGGATTATCACTAAAATAGAAACTATTACCAAGAGTACCCAAAATAATATATTAATAAAATTTGATTGATCTTTAATTTCTTTATCCATATTTTCCTTTCACGCTCACATCGCGCTTTTTATTTTGCTTTAGTCAAACTTTTAAATCTCTTTTTTTCTTGCCTCAACATAAAAACGATAGATATTGTAACCTCGTTCCGTGTCTACTTCAGAAAGATGTTTTACTACTTCACGCTCTAATATTTCGCCTTTGAGCAATTCTTTGGTAATCCGGCCAATATGAAGTGGCTCATCTCTTTTAATTTCGCTAATATCTAACCATTCGTTATCAGCCATATCTTTCATTGCTTCATAGAGCTTCATTGTGATGTCTCCTGGAGTATTTTTGTATTCGTTCGAAGGATAAAGAATATAATAATATTTTCTAACCTTAGCATTTCTAAGCATTGGTTTATCTCATAAGATGACAAAAATTAACAAATACAGCTTTTTTATACTGTTTTTGTCCGTCATCTTTTGCGTTACCAGTACTAAATAATACTAAAGGTTTGTGCTTATAGTGAATTGCTACAACCCTTTTAACGCAGGCGATTTTTCCTTGGTTACTTTTTGAACCTTTAGGGCTATGTTAACAAATGTTAAGGTTCACAGCTATATAGACTTTAGCACTATTAAAGTTCTAATCTATTGCTTTTTTCATTTCATGAATAACTCTTCTTAATTTTGGTAAAGGCAATTCCATCAGGTCAGCAAACTGTTCTTGTGGTAGTCTGTAGTGTTCTCCAAGCATTCTCTCATACCCAGCTATAATTACAGCCTTTTCCATTTTTTCATCTAGGTGATCAATATTCTTTAAGTAGTCCGATAGTTTCATGTTGCTAGACCTTTCCTTGACTGGTTATATTTGCAAATATTCATTTAGAGAAATGCAAAGTTCACCACTATATATTATATAACTTATTCCGATTATGTTATAATATTAGTGAGAGCTAATGACTCTCTGGGGTCCATAAGTGTTTGGACGGAGCGCCTATAAAGGCGCTTTTTTTATTTTCTAAATTAAATCCAGTTGTTTAATTTTATGCAATATCTTCATTATTGCTGACCTCGGCAAAATTGGCTGTATGCGTTTAGAGTAGTTTAGAGTAGATTAGAGCGAACCTATAGAGATTTGTACAAAAATGTTCATATCCTATTATTGGTTTCCGAAAAAAGTGAAACCAAAAAACTTTACTCATCATCTATTTTAATGTAGTAATGTTTTTTAAAATATTTTTTAGAAATTACTCTACCGTTTGTTATATCTAAAAAATCCCCCATATCCCCCATTGCATAAGTTCCACCAAAGCCTTGTCCAACGCTCAAAATACCGTTCATTATTCCCAATTTAATATTTCTTTTAGCTGTTGGATTTATACCGGTTAAAAGGATTTTTAATCTATCATCATACCAAGAAAGATAATTCTCTTTAAACGCTTGCTTAACCCAATCAGGTTGTTCATTTGTTTTACTAATTTCCCATACTTCGACTGATTTGTTTTTATATTTTGCTTCCATAAAATCATATAACTTCTTTCTTTGATATCATAATATTTTGGCTAGGTAAAACTAGCAAGGTTCTGACAAGGTTAATCACAAAAATGTGAGAAAGTATCCGGCTATTTTGACCGCCCTAAAAAGGGTGTAACGAATCGTTACTACCTAGCAAGTCGTGAATCACGACCCCCTTAGGACAACCACGAAAATTTCGTTTTTGCCACTTGTGGCAGAAAGCTATACCGACATCACGCAGGGTATGAACAACATACAAAATTTACATGTAGTTACTCCCCAGAAAGTTGGGGAAATCATCAAACCGTCAACCATTCCGCAACCAAATGACAACCACAAAAAATACTTGCTAATTGTTGGCAATTGTTGGCAGAAAATTGACTTGGCAAGTCATTTTATTTATTGTTATTTGTGTTTTTATATCATTGAAAAGTAGGAATAATAAAGGTATATGGTAGAGAATAGTACTAATAATAGAACAATTAACCCGATAGACTTTATAAAAATAGCAGGAGTTCCAGTATAGAACTGCTTAATTATTCCTTTTTTTGAAAAAAGTATTCCAATGATTAAAAATAATACTGGAAGAATAAACACAAATTCTTTTCTAAACCAGCTATATACGCCACCTATACCGATTTTACTAGGGATATAAGCAGGTAGTTTGTTATAAAGATATAGGGATAATAGTAGAAAAGGTATAGTGCAAATGCAGTAAGCAGTCACTATTTTTGAATAGATTTTATCAATGAATAATAAAAACTTCATGTTTCATCTCCTACCAGTTTTTAGTGACTGGAAACACATAGATTTACAGTTTCATGCGCCTAGGCGCTTTTTATTTTGCGTTCCTAAAATTTAGGGTTTGTTATATATGATTTGAATTTATTTATAACTGAATAATAATATTTTTTTCTTTTAAATTTTCGAGACATTCAAATAAATAGCTATTATTGTGTTCAGAGTATATCGGTTTAGTCATTGGTACTTTTTCAATATTTTCATAACTTGAACAACTTGTCCCTCTATAAAAAGGATTTTCCCAGTCAACAGAAGGTTTATATCCTCTTTTTTTCATCTCATTCATAACGAGCTGATGGTATTGAAAGAGTTTATAAGGTGAATAATTAAAAACATAATTAACTGTTGAGTGAGGCTTTCCCCATCCATTACCACGCAACGCACAACATTCACGGTGTTGTCCTAAGAGTTGTTGTCTTGGAAGCTTCTCGATTAAATCTTCATGCCAAAGTCTCATATTATTTCCTCCTTTCTTACCCCACCAACTCAAACCAGCACAGCTCATACAGCAACGCACACGCCTCGTCATAAGCGTTGTGATGATATATTTTATTTTCGTTCCCTCTTATACCGAATAGCACTTACAGAAACATCCATCATATCTATTTCCGAATTGGATAAAGGTCTACCATCCAAAGTCAATTTTAAGTTTTTATCTTTTATATAGCTAATATCAAAAATGACTGTTTTCTCATTCAGCAAGCTCTTAGGTATATTAGTTATATCTTCACTACTATAAGGTGTGAAAGTTCCATCAGAACTTACAAGAGACATTAAAGCACCAAAAATTGTCATTTCTTCACTGGTTACTACTATACCAGTATTAAAAGTATCGTAAAAATCTTTTAGTATATGGTTGTACCACCACTCATATAATGGGATTGTTATCTCCTCTATTTTATATAATGGTGCTCTTATTCCATTTTTATCTGATTCTATTAAATGCTTATCAACCAAATTTTGAACGTTATGTTCAGGATCTTTGTATTCGTTGAAAAAATATTCTCTAATATCTTCTTCTATTTTTTTTCTTTAATTTCAATCGAATCATAGTCATCAATATACCCAAAAAAAAGATAGGTACCGGAATATAGCACAGCATAATCTGAGGTGAAATCGTACCCCATCTTTTCTATTTCTGAATACGGTATACTATAATCTTCAAATTCTAAGGTAACGAGTTTTCTAAAATCCTCATATCTTTCTTCTGTTAAAATTTCATTTGCGTTCTTATCACTAAGTGGCGAAATTTTTGCAATAGCATTTACAATGTTCATGAAAGTATCGACTGGAGGATACTTTTTTTCATTTTCGATTTGAGAAAGCCAAGATCGCTTTATACCTGCTAGTCCAGCTAAAGTTTCTCCAGTAACACCCAGACTCAACCTATATTCTTTTAATTTTTTTCCTATCATTATATCTTACCTCACAGCAATTTGTTTGTTGGTATCAGTTTACCAAAAAACTTCACGATTGACAAACAAAAAATTGTTTGCTATGATGTGTTTATCGAATAACTGTTTATTTGATAAACAATAAAAAATAACAAATGGAGGTTGGGGAATGTCAAACTTAGAAATCAGAAAAAAACTTTTGTCAAATGCAATCAAAAATTATCAACTTGCAGATGCTATCGGAATTAACCAAAGTACTCTTAGTGTATGGTTACGCACAGAGCTTAATGATGAACGCCGTGATCGTGTTGAAAAAGCACTTGACCAATTAATCAGTAACAGATAATCAAAAAAGAGAACAATCGTCGATAGTTATGAGTAATTTCTATCTAACGAACGTACACAAGGTATTCACGTCCTTGTAAGTATCTTTGCTGATTCTCACAGCCTACGCATGGCTCTAAACTACTGCCCCAACATGAACGCAATGTCTTTAAACTACGTAGAAATGAGGACAAATGAACTTACAATTAGTCAATCAAGAGTTATTCAACGGTATTACCTGTGATGTTTGGCGTAATGATAATCATGAAATTTTCATGACAACTGAACAACTTGCTCAATGTATTGGATATCAAACTAGATATGGTATTACAAAACTAGTACAGAAAAATAAGTATCTCAAAAACAGAGAATTTTCAGTTAGTGCCAAATTGGCACACGGTGACGGAAAGCAATACGATACTCGAGTATTTACGTTTGAGGGAATCAAAGAAATTCTTTTCCTTGCTCCAAAAAGTGAAACGGCTCGAAAATTCCGTGAATGGACACGTAGCGTATTGAATGCTTATTTCAAAGGCGAGTTAGTCAAAGCAAAAGAAATGGCGAAAGCTACTATCACACGTAGAGAGTTGTCAACTGCCATTAGTGAGAGTCCCCACTTTGAGAAAAATTATCATGTTATCTTTGCTGATATGCTGACAGCTCTTGTTACCAATGGTAAGTATAAGAGTGTTAGAGGCATGAGAAAAGCGCTAGGACGTCCTAACGCAAAACTTAAACAAATGCTTGACAGTCCCAAAGAACTGCAGTTACTGCAAACTTATGAATCGAGTATTACTAATTTACTAGATTTAGGTTTTGACCGACACCAAATCAAAGTATTTTTGACAAAAGAAAAAGTCCCAACCGACCAAAGTAAAGACTTTTAATAACAAAGCATGATTCACGCACTAACGTGATTTCATGCTCTTATTTTACCATAATGAGAGGAATTTTCAATATGAACAAACCAGTAAACAAGGAAACATATATCCTTGATGATTCAATCGCTTTTGAACTCATGGACTTGTTAAAAGCCAAAGCGAGACATTTTATCCAACTTAATGAGTATGTCTACCGCTTGTTTGACGGTCAATCAGTTGTGACTTTCACAACGTTGGAAAATAACATTCAAGTAGAAATGGTTAAAGGGTAAAGCATGAAATTTAAAACATTTGATTTAAGAGTATACCGTCAAAATGATGAAACACTGCTTTCATTTGTTATCAAAGGCGGACGGATACCATTAAGCAGAATCCTTTATATTAAAAAAGGCAATCCTTTTAAGATGAAAATTTCTCATGAAATTGCTGAAAAATATCGTATTAAACAGGAAATCAAGCAAACTGACTATAAAGGATGTGTTACAGAGGGCGTTATGCAGTTAGCTGACATCATAGAGGAAAAGATTATCTTGATGGACTATCACACCGCAAATAAAGAAAATTGGCAAGACTGGATGCGCATTTTTGCTTATGAATACCTTTATGACGTAGCTTTTAACCGTGGTGTCCATCACGAAAGACAACGTAGAAAAACCAAGCACAAGGCAATGACAGCATTTGATATTATCAGTTCCGAAGATGTTTCAGAGCTTTCTAATGAGCTAGGAATTAGTGAAGATAAACTCACTTATGCAGTTATGGAAGTTATCTCTAAACGTAAAAATGGAGACATGGCATGAAATTTATAAAAATGGACGTTATAAGCACAAAAATACTACCTATTTGGTTGGTTAAATCTAGTCGTGCTGAAGTAAGAAAAATATTAATTGTCAATGAATCTAAAGCGCCAAAGTTGCATATAAGACTTAAACGAGGAGGTAAGGAATGAATGATGACACTCTAACAAACCTTGTGGCGCATGGCTTAGTTGATAAAGTCATTCCTTTATTTAATAAGTATCTTGGTACACAGCTCAAAATCAGAAATGAAAAACGAGTATTGCCTTATATCTCTAAAAAGCGTGTTATGGAAGACTTAGATATATCAGACGGCACACTTGATAATTGGGAAAAGCACGGCTTGAATCGCTATAAACCGCGATACAAAACCACACTTATTTACTATTTGATTGATGATATATGCAAATTCATCATCATAGATACTTAGCAACTTGTCAGGCAAGGCAAATTTTATTAAAAGGATTGAGAAAATGACAAATATTATTAGAGCTTGTCCTTATGTGGCTGGTATTGATAGCGTAGGATTGCGAAGTTTAAAAGCCTATCATACAGCACTTACAGACAAGCAGATTGAAAAGATAGACCCATTGAACGCAAACACAGGCACAGTTGATTATAGCTTTAAAGTTAGCAAATACAAGCACGGTGTCCGATTTGAGGGCGAAAAAGAGGGCGGAGAAATCAGCTTATTTGATGAGCTAGCGAGATGATAGAACACCACCAAGGTTACACGGCTTTAAAACGGTATGGACGGAATAGTTTTAGACCGATAGGCAAACACCCATTTAAGATGATTCACAACGCACGAGCGGTCAAATATGACTTGATACAGCAGTTTGAAGCGAGTAAAGGTATTATCTTACCCAGCGGAGTGAAAAGAAACTTATGCACGCAACCAGTGCCGATTTTAGGCAAAGAGCTGGCTGTTATGAAACTACAGATAAAGGAAAATAAAAAATGACATTAAGAAATTTGAGCGATGATGAACAACAAGCACTTTCTGAATTTATGGAGAGTGGCAAAGCGTATGAAATGCTGAAAGCTCAATCGGATACTGAAATAAAAACTATTACAATTGAAGCCTTGTATAAAGGCGACGACTTACTGGCAGTTACACCGCAATTTGATGACATATCAAATCTTGAAGCAGTCAGTATCTTACTTAATGTATTAGTAGCTGATGCAAGACAAAGCACAGACATAGAGAGTTTTATCAAGACTATTATTTCTATGTGGGGGACTTATGACGAAGCGGAGGGAAAATCATGAAATTAAGAGAACTACAAAAGCTTGATCAAAACATTATTAAAATGCTGGCAGACCATAAGGGGATTGATAGAGCAATCAGAGGCGAAGTATTGGCTCAATCCTTGAATATTGATTTGAGAACCCTACAAAGTCGTATTTCTAGCTTACAAAAGAAACGTTGTGCCATTGGTACGATTGACGGATTAGGCTATTTTATCCCAACTGATGAAGCTGAACGCACGGCAGGAATCACTAAAAAAGAAGAAATGGGCTTTTCGATTCATGATGCTGTTTCAGGATACAGGCGTGCAGATTTGGAATGGCTTGATAAGATGATTGATTAGGAGGTTTGACCATTGACACCAAAAGAACAAGCCCTAAACTGTATTAATCGCGGTTTTTCTGTTATCGCTGGTTATCCTCCAGGCAAAAGTGAGAGGGCAATTATAAAGGGGAGTTCTTCAGGAACACTTGATGAAATCACAGTGAGTGAATGGTTTGATGAAATACCGAACCGCAACATTATGATTAATCTTAGAAATAGCGGTTTGATTTGTATTGACTTAGACCAGCACCAAAACGGACAGAATGGCAGAGCTGTATTCAGTCGCTTGTGGAATGAACACAGCGAGGGGGAAATATTAAGTACTTATGTCGAGAAGACACCAACAGGCAACGGCTTGCATGTTTTCTTTAAAGTTCCCAAAGAGCTATTTAGTCAGCCGATTGTCAGTGAACTAGCGGACGGCGTAGAGATAAAAACACACTTCACACCCATATATCCGAGCAAACGCACAGACGGCGATTATATCCCTTTGAATGATACAGAAACTAACGAGCCACTCACTTTTGATAACCTTTCTGATTGTCCTGACTGGTTACTGGAAATGATACAGCGACCACAAAAACGACAGAACCCTACGCTAGGTAGTCGGACTTATGGCGCTGAAATGTGGGAGTTATTCAACCAAGGCGCAAGAAAAGGCAACCGAAACAACGATACAAATCGCATACTTCACTACTGGAGAAAAATTGGTATTGATAATAATAGTTGCATGGACTTATTGCGAACCTTTAACAATCGAACCAGTCCGCCCTTACCTGATGACGAGCTGGCGACCATTTGGAAAAGTGTATTCAAGATGAAATAGAAAGGAAGTCATGACAGACCAACTAGAAAAACTTGTGGCAGAAACGCCACAGGGAAACGTAAGAAGTCCCAAACCTCAAATAGAGGACTTCACGGAATATGGCGAGGGCGGAACAAAAAGCGTAAGTATTACAGCTTATAGCGAAGCCGTCCTTGATTGGATTGAGCAAGAAAAAGAAATCATTAATCACCCTGATTATGTCAAAGCAAACACTCAAACGCTTAGAGCGGTTAGAAAACTATTCTTTGAACACCGTAACTTATTTTTAAGCACACCTAAAGAGGACGGCAAGCCACCGAAATCATTAACTCCTTTAGAGACAGCAAGAATCATTTATAAGATGCTCAAAGTCATCAAACTAGACCACCAAAGCGGACTGTTAGGCGTTTATAATCCTGAACTAGGAATATACGAAACAAACGAAAATTTCTTTCATCGACTCATTTATTGGTTAGAGCCGTCATATAGTCAGGCACGATCTAAGGAAGTGATTTTTAAACTAGAAACCTTAGCAGAGGTTAAGCAACAAACCGCAGAGGCTCATCTTATCCCAGTGGCGAACGGTATTTTCAATAAGAAAACACAACAATTAGAGCCATTCAGTGCTAAGTACGTTTTTACCTCAACCATTGCGACCAAGTACAACGCTAAAGCCAAAGTACCCAATATCAACGGCTGGAATGTGGACGACTGGTTACTTGACTTAATGAGTGGAGATAAAGAGCTTGTCAGTCTTTTATGGCAGATTATTTCCGCAAGCACTAACGGCAATTACTCCTATCGTAAAGGCGTTTGGCTAGTTGGTAAGGGAAATGACGGCAAAGGAACATTTCAGAGCTTAATCATGAACCTTATCGGACGTGAGAACGTCGCAAGTGTCAAAGCTGAACAGTTTTCGGAACGGTTCGCCCTTTCTCAAGTCGTTGGGAAGACTTGCATTATTGGAGATGACAGCCAAGTCAGCTATTTAGACAATGCAGGGAACTACTTTTCTGTGGTTACTGGCGACCCAGTACCGATTGAAGCGAAAGGAAAGCAACCGACACTAGCAGTATTTAACAAGCTGGTTATTCAATCCACTAATTTCTTACCTAAGTTCAGAAACAAGTCAAATGGAACATACAGACGGTTGCTTATCGTTCCCTTTAACAAGTCTTTCACGGCAGATAATGACAACTGGAAAATCAAAGATGATTATATCAGACGGACTGACGTTTTAGAGTATGTGCTTAAAATTGCGTTATCGCTTAACTTTGATAAGTTTGATGAACCGAAAGCTACACAAGGGCTATTAGATGACTTCAAAATCAGCAATGACAATGTACTGGCTTTTGTAAATGATATGTTCGAGGAGTTCGTCAGTGATTTTCTACCGACTACTTTTCTAAGTTCCTTATATCGTGCATGGTGTGAAGATGAGGGAGTGAAGCCCTTTACTAAGCGAGAGTTTGAGCTTAAATTACCTGACCATATTAAAGAAGAATGGGAAAAAACAAGTAAAAGACCTCATACCGCAGGTTTTAATCGAGCCATTGATTTACACCGAGCAGAGGAGTACGAGCTTTTTAGACGGTTGTTTCATTGGGACGAAAACAAACAAAGAAGTATGACAAAAGGTTATTTGCGTAAGAAAAAGCGAAAATGATACTCTACTTCGGTATCATGATACCGATAGCGGTAGCAAGTTTATAAGCGTGGTTAAGCCATTTTTAGGACTTTGATACCGTGTCACCGTACTTTTCCTACTTCGCTAGGAATTTATCAGAGGAAATAAAAACATGAAAAAAGTACGCTGTCCGACAAATTGAATTTGCTGACAAAACCTGACTTAAAAATATAAAAAAGGAAAGATTATGAGAGCAAGATCTCCAACAAAAGCAGTTGTTTTAATTCAGTTATAAAAAGAGCAATTAATGCAATGAACAAAAGGAGTTACAGGTTTTATCTGTAGTTCCGATTATAAGATATATTTACCAATAGAAAATAAGGAATCAATACAATGAATCAAACACTAAATACACTCAATGAGCTGTGGATTGAAGCAGGCGAAAAAGTAGAAAATTATAATGATAAAATCAATCAAATGCTCAAAAATGAAAACTTTTCAGCTCAAACCTTAAGAGATTTAACCGCAAAGAGAGATCATGCCCAAGCCCGTTGTGATGCACTTAGAAATCAAGTCGTCGAAGCACAAGCGACGCAAGTTGCTCATCTTCGCTCAAGCGGACAACTTCCCTTAGGAAATGGAGAAAACCAAACCGATCAATCTTTCATTTCAGATTTCAAAGCCTTAATGAGAGGCGATTCTAAAATCACAAATCTAGTCACTTCCTCTAAAGATGAATCAGGCGAAGCGGCTGGTTTAACCATTCCACAAGATCTAAGAACTTCCATTAATGTCTTAAAGCGTCAGTATGATGCTCTTGAGCAATATGTCAATGTTGAAAATGTAACTACTGCATCAGGTTCTCGTGTTTATGAGAAATGGACAAATATTACCCCACTCACAAAACTAGATAGCGAAGATGAAATCATTGGGGCAAATGACGATCCCAATCTTAAGCTTGTTAAATATCAGATTGGGCGCTACGGAGGGATCACAACAGCGACCAACTCCTTACTTAAAGATAGTGCTGAAAATATTCTTGCTTGGCTGTCTTCTTGGATTGCTAAGAAAGTCGTTGTTTCTCGTAATTCTGAAATTATTGCACTCATGCAATCAGCCCCTAAAAAACCAGCGCTCTCTACTTTTGATGATATTATCACTATGATTAATACGGCAGTCGATCCAGCAATTAAAGCAACTTCTATTTTAATTACCAACACGAGCGGACTCAATCAACTTACTTTAGTTAAAGATGCGCTAGGGAATTATTTGTTACAACCTGACCCCGTTCAACCTGATCGCTATTTAATCAAAGGAAAACGAGTGGTTGAAATCAGTGATCATTGGCTTCCAAGTGGTGGAGAAGCAAGCAGTCCACTTTATCCGCTCTATTATGGAGACTTTAAACAAGCCATGACTTTATTTGACCGTGAAAACATGTCACTACTTCCAACCAATATTGGAGGGGGTGCCTTTGAAACGGATACGACTAAAATTCGTGTGATTGACCGCTTTGATGTTCAGCTTACGGATACAGAAGCCTTTGTGGCAGGTTCATTTACAGCGATCTCAGATCAAAAAGGAAATATCAATACTGCAGCTACACCTACAACTACCAAGTAATCATAAGGAGAAATAATAATGGACATTCGTCATATTGAAGAAAAAACAAAAGAATTAAAAGCACAATCGCTTCCTCTGGTTCAGGCCGTTGAAAAAACACAAGCCTTAGTCAATGAGTTAAGCACAAAACTTGAGAATATGAAAGTAGACAAACAACAGCCAGATATTGATGCGACTCTTGCACAAATGGCTAAAGAACGAGATGCTCGTGTTTTACTTGATGAACTGACGGAACATCTTACCAAGCAAAAAGAAGCACTTCATCAATTTTGGAATAATGAAGAAACCAATTATGCCATTAAAACTGAGGCCAATCGCTCGCAAGAATACTTGAGTCCAACAGAATCGCAATTGATTGAGGGATTAATTGATAACTCTTTAAAACGAAAATTAAAAGCTTATGGGAAAGAAGTTGAAGAAGCTCGGAATAAAGCCATTGAGATTGTGAACTATTTGAAAGAAAACAATTATGATCAATCCGTTGGTAATGCTCTCCATCCGTTAGTTGAAGCCAAAAACTTTCATTACTTTAGAATGGCCCAGTTGATTAGTTCTACGTTTCAACATGAATTGATGGAATATTTGCTTGAGGACGGGCTGATCACAAATTATCCTGGCTATTATACTCCGCGCCGATAAGAGCTTAATCATCCATAATTTCGAGCTGAGAAAGCCTATAAGTATCAGGCTTTCTTGTTATTATAAAGGAATCATGACGGATAAATATATGACAATCAGATATTATTGGGGAAGGCCTAAAGATGTTGTAAGGTGGTATCTTAGAGGAACATTATACTTAAGCGCTCAAAGTAGGCAGTCTTATATTGAAAAGACAAAAGCTGAAGCAGGTAACTTACCAAGACTTCTTAAACTATTAAATAATCTTGATGAAATATTTGATACCGCAGATACTGACAGCATAGCATTACTATGTTTGAGGTACGTTGAACTATTAAGTGTTGCAGAGACTACAAAACGGACAGGACTTTCCGCTTATCAGATTACTTCAAAGATAGGTAAACTCATGAAGGAAGCTAAAGAAATTATAGCCAAAGCATGATATAATAGAACTATCATAAGTCCCAGAGATGGGCGGTGGTATAATAAGTTCAGGAAAGTATCTCTAATTGTGGAGGTACTTTTTTGTTTAAGAGGGATGACATGATGAATGAAGTTAAATTCAATATTATGCTTTATTTTACGGGCGGGATGAAACGCTTAACGGATAGGATAGACAGCACAGACAACCTCACACCACAGCGCATTGTATTGAATGCAATGACAGAGCTGTTTGATTCATTGAGTGAGGATGAGATAGAGATGATCAGGCTTAGATACATGAAAGGCTTAACACTATCAGAAGTCGCAAGTCGTTACTCGATAAGTGAACGTACTGTTAGAAATCATACCAACCCAACCGTTAAGCAAGTGAAAGAGATTATCGCTAGAGCAAAGAAGAATGAATTGATAGATAGAAAAGAGGAAATAAAATGCCAATGACTGGACGATGTAAGGCGCTCAATTGCCATGCGATGGTAATCAGGCCTGATAGATACTGTTCTAAGCACCACTCAATGGAGCAGGCAGAAAAAGAGAAACGTAAAGAATATGATCGGGTTCGATATCAGAACTATAACTATAAAAGAAACAATATGAATCGGATGAAGTCAGAACAGAATAAGTTCTATCATACGAAGCAATGGCGCTCAATAAGAGAGATAGCACTCAGGCGTGACAGCTATTTATGTCAGTATTGTTTGAATCATAAGCGAGTTAAAACAGGTAATATTGGAGACCACATTGTCCCTTATGAGGTAGAGCCTGAGAATCGAGCTAACTTAGCTAATATTGCGATAGCTTGCAGTAAATGCCATACTGCTAAGACAAAATGGGAGCAGCTTTATTATGGAACGGGTGCAGGGAATACATTAAAGAGGGTTATCCCTATCAGAAACGTTAAAGACCTGCCAGACTTTCAGAAAAAATGA